GGACGAGGGCGGCGAAGCGTTCAAGTTCTTCCCGTGTAGCTGTAAAGTAATCTTCACGGCAGTGCGCATCTGCACCCATGAACGTTAAATCAGCCTCACGCGCCAGTTCGATGATGTTCATTCCATACCCTTTCCAATCTCAGCAGCAGCGCGGACGATGGCTAGGCGGGTGGCGGCGTAGGGGTCACCTTTGTACATTTCCAATTCGCTAACTGTTGACTGACCAAGCAAAGTTTCAGGATCGGACTCAACGTAAACGCACTTCTCAAGCGCCCTTATTGCCAACCCCAACCTCACCGCCAGCCGCAGCGCATC